TGGTAAAGCAAAATCAAATTATTCAAAACCAGCATATTATTGTAGTATTTCTTATGTTAATGGCGAAACAAAGGTTGATAAGATTTCTACATCAATGTTAAAAAAAATATTAGAAATTACTTGACAAGTTCTGAGAACATGTTATAATATAAAAGTAAGCAACGGAGGACACATGAAACTTACAGAACAACAAATAAAAAATATTATTGCGCTTGATGTTTCTGGAAAGGGTGGAAAAGACGCAGAGCTCGCAAAAGCCCTTGGTTTCTCAAGAAAATCAGAAAAATATTATGATGCCGTTTCTCGTTATGGTAAAAGATGGGAGTTTAAAAAACAACAAAGTCAACAGTTTTTAGATCCATACAAGTTTTCTCAAATGTCTAAAAAAGACAAGAGAAATATTGGTATTCTTTTTTTCATGCATAAAAATGGTAAAATCACCGAGATCTATGAAACAAATTATAGTCAATTAATCAAGGCAATGGGTTACACTCATTGGGATCTTAAAGCAATACAAAAATTGTATGAAAGAGATTGCTTTGTTAATAGATCAAACACTCAGATAAAAGCTGAACTGAAATATTCTGAGATTTCAAACTTCAAATTAATTTGGAAAAAAACTTGACAAGTTCTGAGAACATGTTATAATATAAAGGTAAGAAACTGGAGGTATTATGATTTCATTACTTTTAATTTTCTTCATCGGATGTGGTGAAGAGAAAACTGACGATTCTGCTCAACCTGTTGAGCAACAAGAAGAAGTTGTAGAAGATACTGCAACTGAGATTGTCTAAAAAAACTTTAAAAAAAATAAAAAAAATACTTGACAAACATAAAATAATATGTTATAATATAAAGGTAAACATTGAGAAGTGAAACTCCAAAACATTCACAAAGAGGTTAAGACTTATTCCGGTTTAAAAAGTCAAAAAAAAACTAACTAGACATTTCAATAATTTAGGAGGAAATATGTCAAATTCTAACGTAACTATCTTTAACGGAACTTTCCAAAAGCAAAATGGCGATCGCCGTACAATGCGATTTATTCGTCGCCAAGATCTTCCAAGCTCAATGGTTAACGAAGCTACCATTCGAACTCTTGAAGGCAAGACTGGCTCCGAAGTCGTCTATGATGTTGATGCTCGTGCATTCCGTCAATTCAATTGGAAAACTGTTGAAGGTGATGTAACCCGCACAAGTTCCACCTTTAATTTCTAAGCGCTCCTGTCTTAGATAAAGCAGCGGTTTTTGAGTTAGGGTTTTCCGTTTAAAAAAACCCTTTCGTTTGGATAATCTTTAGGGTTAGCGGTTTTTCGGGTTGTTTTCCGTTGTTGAAAAAAACTTCCCCTGTTTTCTTGACAGTATCAAGATAATATGTTATAATATAAATGGGAGCAAGATTAAAACTCTGCTTACCTTAGTCTGAGAAGACAATAAACATCGCCAACTAATAGGAGAAACCAACATGGCACTTAATATTGAACTAATGAAACAAAAACTTGCAAGCTCACAAAACAAGAATGCAGGTAAATCAAATGATACTAAATGGCGACCGTCTGAAGGAGACCAAACAATTCGAATCCTTCCAACCAAAGATGGAGACCCGTTCAAGGAATTCCACTTTCACTACAATGTAGGAAAGAATCCTGGTATCCTTTGTCCTAAAAAGAACTACGGCGAGCACTGCCCTATTTGTGAATTCGCATCAACCCTCTGGCGTGATGGTGTTGATAATAACGATGATCAAACTAAAAATGCTGCAAAGAAGTTGTTCGCTCGTAAGCGTTACTACTCTCCAATCCTTGTCCGTGGTCAAGAGACTAATGGTGTAAAGATTTGGGCCTATGGTAAGACTGCCTATGAGACACTTCTTGGCTATGTTCTGGATCCTGATTATGGAGACATTACCTCTGCCGAAACTGGAACTGACATTGTTTTGTCTTACACCGTTCCAGGCACTCCTGGGTCTTTCCCAAAGACTCAACTTAAACCTCGTCGACGACCATCTGTGTTGTGTGATGAAGCAATCGCTGACTGTGACGCTCTTCTAGATAGTGTGCCCGACATCGAAGCACAATTTAATAGACTGTCATCTGAAGATATACAAGCTCTGTTGGACGACTATCTGTCTACGGATTCCTCCTCCGAAATGTCCTCCTCAGAAACTGCCAAATATGGCAGTGCCGTAGATAAAAAGATTAGCGACTTTCTAAGTTAGTGATTGATCGCCTTGCCTCTTGGCGTTGTAAATAAAGAGGCAATTTATTTATGGAGAAACAATGACAAAAGCAGGTAAAATTGATCTAAAAGCGATGCAAAAACTTGTTAACAAAAAGACCGGCTTAAACGTTGCTCACAACCTAAACGAAAACAATCCCACTATTGTGAAAGAGTGGATTCCGACAGGATCTCGCTGGCTTGATTCTATTACATGTAGAGGAAGGCTTGGTGGCATCCCAGTAGGAAAGATAACTGAGATTGCTGGACTGTCTGGTGCTGGTAAATCATTCATGGCTGCTCAAATTGCCGCTAATGCTCAAAAGATGGGAAAATTTCCTGTTTACTTTGATGCTGAATCTGCAATTGATCCCGGATTTCTGGAGAGCGCCGGAGTTGATACTGAGAACCTTATGTATATTCAAGCAATTTCCGTTGAGAAAGTATTAGAAACAATTGAGACTCTCATTGATCAATATGAAGACACACAATTCTTATTTATCTGGGACTCAATTGCTGCAACAAGTTCAGAAAAAGAACTTGAATCAGATTTTAATCCTCAATCAACAATGTCTGTTAAACCAAGAATCTTTGGTAAGGCATTTCCCAAGCTGACTATTCCTTTGGCTAACGGACAACACACTTTACTTCTGATTAACCAGTTGAAAACCAACATCAATACTCAGAACCCAATGGCTGCTCTTATTGAGCCTTACATCGCACCCGGTGGCAAAGCTATTGAGTACTTCTGCTCTATGCGTATTTGGCTTACAAAGCGTAAATCAAAGGCAGCATACTTGCAAGATGATACTGGTCTTCGCATTGGTTCGGAAGTAAAATGTAAACTTCAGAAGTCTCGCTTCGGGACTGAAGGAAGAGAGTGCACATTCAAGATTCTATGGTCTGGTGGCGCTGCTATTCAAGATGAAGAATCTTGGTTGTTAGCACTCAAATCCTCTGGAACCAAACGCTTGAAGTTATCAGGTGCATGGTACACTCTTGTTGATAAAGATGGAAAAGAAATGAAATTCCAAGGAAAACAATGGAAGGCAAAGCTCCAAGATCCACATTTTAGACAAACAGTTCTAGATATTATGGACGAAGAGATTGTTAAGAAATTTGATTCCGAAGGTAAAAATTTTGGTGTGAGTGAAGACGAATAGTTTTGTTTTCATGTTTTTCTCCTGGCGGTGGGTTGTGGTTGGCTCACCGCCTTTTTTTTATTTTCTTCTTGACACGTTGAGAATAATATGTTATAATATATGAGACATGGAGGAATTATGAATGAAAAATTATGGCTATTGGTAGATAGCGTTCACAAGAAGATGCTGAGAGCGAGACTTTGGACAACTTCGCTCAATAGCTACCAACAAGATATTGAAGATGCAATAAAAGCACTAGAATCAGCTAAGAAAAAAATAGAGGAGGAAGCATGAGAGCATTATTCGCAATTATTTTATTTACAGCAGCACAAATATTAGCTTGGTTTCAATCAAACTCCGGAATCATCGGAGAACCATTTAAATCAAACTATGTGTTGATTGCTTTGATATTCGGACCTATTGTGTCTCTATTGTTTGCTCATGCAACAATCATGCTTTATGAGTCTATGCCCTTGTGGTCAATAAGGTTTGTAACGTTTGCGATAGGTTATTTAATATTCATACCATTGACTTGGTATTTCTTGGGAGAAGAGGTGTTTACCCTTAAGAACATTCTATCGTTCTTGTTGTGTTGTGCTTTGATCTCAATACAATTTTTCATGAAATAGGAGGAGAGATGAAAAGGGTTATGATTATTGATGGTCTTAATATGTTTTTGAGGTCATACATCAACGTTCCGTCAATGGACAAGCACGGAGCACCAAATGGAGGAACATATGGCTTTATGAAGTCTCTCCAAAAGATTTGCGGGATGTTCAGCCCAGATCAGGTTATTATCTGTTGGGATGGACAAGGAGGCTCGCAAAGACGCAAGCAAATGAACAAAGACTACAAAGCAGGTAGAGCGCCTGTTCGCTTCAACCGGAGACTTATTGACTTGTCACCAGAAGAAGCAGATAAAAACAAATACAATCAACAGTACCGTTTGATGGAGTATCTTAACGATCTCCCTATCATACAGACAATGATTGATTATATCGAAGCAGATGATTGCATTTCTTACATTTGTCAACATAAGATATACGAAGATTGGGAGAAGCTGATAGTCTCCTCAGATAAGGATTTTTTCCAGCTAATTTCAAAGAAAACGAAGCTGTATCGTCCGATACAAGACAAGGTGATAGACTACCCTACCTTGATCGAAGAACACAAAATTCACCCCAAAAATTTCGCATTAGCGAGAAGTTTGGTTGGAGACAAATCCGACAATCTTCCGGGTGTTCCGAGAGTTGGATTGAAGACAGTCGCAAGCAAATTTCAATTTCTCAAAGAGAATAAACAATACGAAGTTGAAGACATTATGGAACACTGCGAATCTTTGGATAAGATGCTCAAAGTTCATGAAAATATTTTGGAACATTCTCATCTTGTTGAGAAGAACTTTGAGATAATGCAACTATATAGTCCGCTCATTGGTAATCTCCATAAAAAACAAATAAATTTTTCTTTGGAAGAGTTTGAGCCTGAAATGAACAAGCTAGAAATTACGAAAAAGCTCGTGACAGACGGCATTAATGCAGGAAACTTCAATGTTTTATTTAATGCCATGAAAAAAATAACTTTATAAAAATAAAAACTTGACAGACTTTTTATTTCGTGTTATATTACTTATATCATCGGAGGACATATGAATAATCAAACGGAAACGTTTCAAAGGTTTGGCAAAGCCTTTCAAGAAAAATTCTGCCACATCATGCTATCGGACAGACCTTTCTGTGACCAAGTTGCAGAGGTTTTGAACGTGGAGTTTCTTGACTATGAATATCTTCGGGTATTTACCAAGATTCTCTTTGAGCATAGAACAAAATACAAGGTACACCCTTCTTATGAGATTATGGAATCAAGAATTAGAACAGAATGCAATAACTACACAAAAGCTCTCAAAGAACAGCTTTTGCAATTCTATGCGTCTATTCTTTCTACTGACCGTATTGACAACTCTCAATACATCAAAGATAGCTCAATTGACTTCTGCCGCAAGCAGGTTCTTAAAGGTGCTATGATGAAATCAGTTAAGCTTATTAAATCATCATCTTTTGACGAGATTCAGTCTGTTATTGAGGAAGCCTTGAAGCTAGGAACCGATAACAACTTTGGTCATGACTTTATCAAAGACTTTGAGGAACGATATACAATTACATCACGAGATCCTGTATCTACTGGGTTTGAAAAGATTGATGAGATTTGTAAGGGTGGTCTTGGTAAGTCTGAG